CAAACAGCAGCAACTTTATTATCTTTCGCTTTGCCGTAAGCAAATTGTTTTGCAGTGTATAAATCCATATCATCTAACGCAAGTGTTTCTTTAAATTTCTGAACATTAATACCACCAGCTAAATAACCATCATATAAACCTTTAACGTACGTTAAAACCTTACCTGCTTCTTGGACTGTAGACTCGATAACATTCAAATTAAATGGTAAAGCAGTAACATATACGCCATTTGCATTTAAATGTGTATACTGTGCTTGAACCTCAAAAGCATCGGACGGATTAACAACCATTGTTACATTACCTTTAACCGCTACTGATTTACCTTTCTCGTTAGTTGAGTGGTATTTAAACACTTGCATCAATTCATTAACCGTAGCGCGCGGATTAGCAAATGTAAGCGTACCTTGTTCTTCTTTCTCTGGATAAGCACCCTCAGTTACCGATACACCTTTTTGTACTTGACGGTTTAAGCCGATTGGTTGGTCTTTACCAGTACCTTTTAAGAACGCAGTTTCAAGCGCCACTGCAAATGCTTCTTCGATTTGAACACGAACAAATCTTTCAATCCACGCAGGACCAAAATCATTTAAATCTTTTGGTAAAACAACAAACGCTGTCAATTTATTTTGAATTGCTGTTTCTTCACTGAACGCAGCATCTAATTGACCTTTAATTTCACCATAGATTTTACCCCAAACGGCTACGCCAGAAGTTTCAGATTTTAAGAACTTCAAACGCAAACCAGCGTTTTTAATACCTAAATCAGCTAATAACGGATGATTCGTCGTCAAATCTTCAAAAATTCTATCAATTGTTTCTTCTGGCAAAAGTTTTTCTTCTTTATAGTTAACGTTTTTATTGATATCCATGAAGAAACTTCTTTGGTTTGCACTCAAAGATTGTGCTGATTTAGGTAAACTAGAAACTCTTTCAGCTTCTGCTTTTGCTTGTAATTTAGTTTCTTCAAATAGTTGGTTAATCATGTCACCGTACAATTCATTTTGTCTTTCTTGCGGTTCACCGTTGTTTACTGCATTAATAAATTCGTTTTTCGCATTTGCGAATGTTTCCGATAAATTTATAGTCATTTTATGACCTCCTATTTTTTGTATTAAAAAAGGAATCTTGAAAATCCATTTGCTGATACTTTACTATCTGCAACATCGATTTCTGATTCCTTTTCTTTCATATTTATTTTTTCAATTACTTTATTTGCTATTGCGTCAATATCAATGTTAACCTCTGGCGTTTTACTTACCAAAGCTGTTACACGATTTAATACATCTTTCGATAACACTTGTGTATTGCTTGCTACAATTTGCATATTGTCGTTTTCAAACATTTTACTATCCGCAAAACCTTGTTCAATGGCTTCATCAGCATTTAGCCACGTTTCCCTAGCCATCATTTCTACAAGTTCTTGTTTGTTTTTACCAGCTCTAACCGCATATGCCTCAGCCATTATTTGACCAACATGTTCTAATGTTTCTGCAGCATGATTTAGATCTTTCGCTTCTCCTTGCGCAATACTTGAAGGATTGTGAATCATCATTCTAGCAACCGGACTCATTTCGATGTGGTCACCAGCCATTGCGATAAGCGATGCCGCACTTGCTGCTATTGCTGTGATACGAACATTCACTTTGCCTTTATGAGCTCTTAAATGTGTATATATTTCACTACCAGCTACTAGGTTACCACCATTTGAGTTAATTATAATATCAACATCTTCATCACTAAATTCTAGTTGTGTTAAAACATCTTTAGGACAAGTCGAATCCATACCAAGCATTTCGTAAACCCATTTATCTTCGTTGGAAACGATGACGCCTTTAATCTCCACTTTCATCTTCATCACCACCTTTCAAAGTGTTTTCATCTTTTTCTTTTTCATCATTTTCACCACTGTTAGCTTTTTCGTAGTTTTTAGTAATCAGGTATTCGTCTAATTCAGGATTGTCTGATGGTTCTTCACCTAACATAATCCGCACCTCATTCCTTGTAAATGAACCAGAACTTACAAGTTTGTCAATTGCTTCAGCATATTGAAGTGGGTCTTTTTTATTCACACCGACAATTTCTATTCTTGTATCTTTCAAATACATGCTTTGTGTTATGAGTTTCGCGTTTAATTCGTTCTGAATCTTTTTTAATAAAGGTGTTAAACAGAACTTCTCAAATACAAGCGTGTTCTTTTCCAAATCAGCTGTTTCTCCGTAAATCAAACCTGGAGGTATACCAATCATCAACGCAACATTTTTTATTGCATCTCTCATTAGCTCACTCAATTCAGAAAAAGGCATGTTACTATTCTTACCACCATTAGATAATTCCTCATAATCAAAACCTTCTATCAAAGGCGCGATTGCTAGTTGATTTTTATTAAAAGTATTGAATAATTTATTTGTGAACGCTTGTAATTTTTCTATATTCTTTTCGTCATATGCGCTAGAGGCAGATTTCAAAATCCCTCTTATTTGATAGTTTTTTAATTGTGCACCTATCATTCTTCCGAATATTTTCCCGTAATCTTCGAATAGACTTTCTACAAAGTGTGTCACTTTATTGTTGTTGTACTTTAAATATATGACCTCTTGCATTGTGAAAGTACGTTGATAAGTATAATCTTTAACCGTTACATCTTTGAATATATCATCATACAAAGCGTACTCTTCTCTGTAAAAGCTATCTGCGATAAGTAATTCTTTGCTGTCACTTACTACGATTAAAACCTCGTTATCATAAATTAGTTTATATATAACTTGTTGCCAAAAACTATCGCTTGATAAGTCAGTATTTGGTTTTATATTTAACTTGTAGTAAACATCATTCTTTTGAATTCTATTACCTTCCAATACTTTAAAATGACTTTGAGCGACAGCTCGCGCAACAAATTCAATACAACTATCAATCGCTAAACGTTTCACATACGCTTGTTGTGATAGATCTTCTATCATATCTAAATCAAGCATATATGTTATATCTTTCCTAGTTTTAAATATCTTTTCTAGAATACTCATGTCTCACCTCCTCTATTAGAAATCTATACTCATTAATGCATCAAGCGCTTTAGACATGTCTTTGTCTACTATATCGTCTGCTCTATATAATGCGTGAACAAAAGCCATGAACCCATCGGTTTTTCTTCTATTTTCATCTTTTTTAATATATTCTTTATTACCATCGGGTTTAACCTTTACTGCAACATTATTAGTAAACCAACGCATCAAAGGATTGTCTCCATATATTACGTTATGTTTCGCAAACATTGTATCGATACGTGGTGCAAGTAATCCATGTATTGCTTTTGGATTTCTAAGTACTTCAAGTTTTATGCCAGCATCCTCAAACGCACGTCTTACAATATCAGTTCTATAATTATCAGCTATGACTTTTTCAAGCCCATATTTTTCTCTAGCCTTTAAAAACCAATCAACTATATATTCAATTTCAATGACATCATCATCTACAATGGTCAATAATCCCATTTTTTCCCATTCTTTAATAGGTGGCTCTAATTTGACATCATCCAAAAACCCTTGTCTTACAAAAGAATGTCCTAACCAAATATAATCGTCGTTCTTTCGAAATAGTAGCCCTACACTTGCGAAATCTCGGATATTTGCAAAGTCTAAACCACCAATACACATTTGATTATCTAAATTTGGTATCTCTCTATTAGTCGCTAGTATTTCTTTCCATGGTGCTATTACTTTTTCAAGGTCAACTTCAGGCAAATTCATTCGCTTAGTCATGAATTCAGGCTTATTTGAACGGTTGAATGGTAAATCGTTATATTCTTCTTCAATCGTGCTTAGCAGTGTTTTAGCGTATTCTGATAACGGTTTATGTAACATTGGGTTCGCCTTTTCCCACGTCTGTCTGTCATCAACTTCTTTTGGATCGTCTAACTTACAATAAAAAGCAAACAATCTACTATTTTTAACCTTGCCACTTAATACACTTGCAATTTTGTGCTTCATTGCATCGATATAACCCTCTCTAACAAAACCATCAGTACTTATATAAAACGTTCTTCTATTTTTCTTTTTACCTAATCCACCACGTTTGACGTTTACCATTTCAGGACCAAAGAAATAATGAATTTCATCAAAAATAACACACCCCTCACGTCCACCGTCTTTGGTTTTTGTGTTTGATGTGTTATATCGAATAACCGATTTAGTTGCACGGTTTATTATTTTTGCTTTACTAACTTCATAAGGAGCTTTTGGCGTTTTACCCGTCTTATTTCGTTTGTTATCCATTAAAACGGTTCTGATTTCATCAAACGATGTTTTTGCTTGATCTTCACTATTAGCAACAATGGAGATGTGATATTCTTTAACTCCGTGTAAGGGCGTAGAAAGAAAATCACTAATAGCACTTATTAGACCGTTTTTCCCGCCTCCACGTCCCATGAAAATAGCAAATTCTGTAAAGAAAGCTTCATCTGTATTTTTATCTATAAGAAATATATTAGCTATGATAAACCTTTGAAATGGTAATGTTGGAAAATACCATTTTTCAATAAATTTGATACAATCCTCGATTTTCTGTTCATCAAAATATACATCATCTCGTGAATATATATGTTTTTGTAGATAATTAAAGAGATCAATTCTTTCTTTATTTAAAATTATCTTTCCTTGTTTCCACAAATTTATATATTCATCAACGTATTTATTACTAATCATAGGTAATCATCAGATGGCGTTTCTGTGTCTTCTTTCTCTTCGGGCAATAAATCCGATAATTGTTTGATTATTTTTTGATATGCAGCATCTCTAGCATTAAATAGTTTGGCTACTGGTCTTTCCCTTTCATATGGTGGCGCCTTTTCAGATTGAGTAAATAAATCATAGTCACCTTTTTCTTTTATGTCTTCCCACATGTAATCAAGCATTACACGTAGCCTTGCTGCTTGAATAATTAAACCATCAACTACTTTTAATTTATTGCTAGGTATGTCTTTATATAATACTTGCAGCCTTTCTTTTTCTTTAAGCACTAAGTTTTCATCAACTATAATCTCCATTTCATCACCTGCCTTAAAATGGTTATAAGAGGGGGGGTTATACATGGATTTTTAAAATTATCGCGAAGTCGAGCCCCTGCCCGTTCCCCAAGCGTTTTGATCACTTTCGATTTTTTTGACCCGGGGGTATTTACCATTTTTCATCTTTCCATTTATTTTCTTTTTTTATAAATCTCTTTTCTTTTTTGTTGTGACATTTAATACACAGTGTTTCTAAATTGTTTAAGTCATGAGCAAACTCCGGATGATGTTCTAGCGATAATATATGATCTACATCCAACGACTTACGCTTGCTTTTGTCATATGTCGTTAACTTGCCGTCTCGCTTACATTGTTGACATTCATAATTATCTCTTTCTAGCACTCTTTTTCTTGTTGTTTGCCATTCTTTAGACTTATAGAATCGTATACGTTCGTCTTTAGTCATCATAATGTTTCACCTTATATAACTTAAGTAGTATCAAGACGCATCTATACTTGATGTGTAGTAATGTATTTACAATTAGTTTGAACATGTTCATACCTCATAAATAAAAAGACACATCACATAGTGATGCGCCTCTTGTTCATGCGTTGTATTAGCATTTAATAACTTTAAATATTAATCTGATACTAACATAATAAACTGTTTTAATGCGGACTTACATAGGGTGAAAGTCCGCTACACATAACCAATATACTTCGCTAACTTATCGATCAGTGCATTTCTTCTACGCAATATACTTGTCTTACTTGTACCAAAGTAATGCGCGATATCTTCCCACTCATAACAACCAATAGGACAATCCCAATATCTAAACCTTAATAACTCAAGCGTATCCTCATCGCTCTCATCTATCAGTCTATCTACACCATTAACTATATTTCTTAATGTATTGTATCTGTTATCACTAAACTTCTTTATTGCACATCGTTCAATCGGATTACCTGGCAAATTACTTTTGCTAGCTCCTGCATTATCTGGTTCATGACTTTCAAGTAATTCATATTCTCGCATCTTCAACTCTCTTCGATAGTTATCGATGTGCTGAATGTATTCTTCAAGCTTTTTGATATCATGTTTCTCAATCTTTATCATTCAATGCAATACCTCCGATAATATAAATTACTTTTTAATATCGTTATTCATTCGCTTCAATTCAATCCTGTATTCTTCTAACCCGTTGTATCCTTTAGTTTTAATTACTTCATCAAGTAGATAATCATTCATATATCTGAGTGCTTGTATCTCTCTTGCACGATCACTATTAATACTGATACAAACTAATAGCAATATAGCAAATACAATAGTCATAGTAATCCACATCACTCACTTACCTCCGCTCGAAAGACGTAATCACTCGGCGCCTCTACATCATCATTAGCCGTCATCATAATATATACTTGCTCAGTTACATACTTACCTAGCTCATACATCGCTAGTAAGAATAATAGTCTTAGTATTTGTTTAATCATTTCCCACACTCCCTTATATTTTCAAACAACTGACCTAATTTAATAACTGCATCTCTTTTAACTTGCGCCTCGTACTTCTCTTTCGCTTCTTCTTTACTCTCTGCCTCAACAACTATAAACCTTTGATTGCTCTTAGCTCGAGTTATGTGTGTATGCTTGCGTCCTGTTGAATCTTTGAATGTCGTGACTAAGTATTGTGTCACTTCCCCAAAACCTCCTTGACTCGATATAAGATGTCTTTACACGTATCCTTTTCCTGCGTCTGCTGTTCCATCTTGTCTTTCGTGGTTCCTTTTCATTTTCTTTTTGTATGCGTCAATGAGTTGGTCGATAGTATATAAGTTGTAAGCTATGTCTATCGCTATCACAATTGCCAATTGGTCGGGATAAAATTCTTTGAATATTATCTGTGGTGTACTAACAACTGCGCCTTGAGCAAATTCTTTATCTTTAAAATTAAACATTTTGTGAAATTCTGTATCTTTAAAACTTGATTCAATCGCTTCTTTTATCTCTTCTGATGACACTCCTACTTGATTCGCAATACTCAAACCAAACGCCAACATATCCGCCAACTCATCTAACTGAACATCTAACGGCTTACCTGGTTTCTTCTTCCAGTTCTTAAACGTTTCCAATGTATTAAACCATTCAAAGAATTCAACTACATATGCAATTTTGCTATCTCCTAAGTTTAGCGTCGGTATTCTATCGTCGAACTCCTTTTGTATTTGTAATAACTCTTGTAACTGATCGATTGTTAATGTGTTATTCATTATCGTTGTCCTCCATTTGATCTAAAAATTCGTAGAACTCATTTGTTCCGTCTAGTTTGTCCATTCGGCACAATATAACACTTAAGTTGATTTCAGCTCTTCTATATATAGCTACTTCCTTGTTCGCTCTGCTCTCAATCTGTAGTTCGCTAAGTCTAAAACGGTAAAATTCGTATCTTCCAAACAATTCATTTTTAAGCGTGCGCCACATGTTCTCCAACTCTTTGTTGCGTTTTTCTAGTTTATCGATATTTTCAGAAAGTTTTTTGTTTTCTTCTCTATAGTAAAACGCCTTTGTTCTAAAATAATGTATTGCACTTTCTTCGCCAGTAATAGAGTTTACTCTCTCTACTCCATATTTTTTAAAGTAACTTAACAATTCCTCTCTAGTAGGTCGTGTCATTGTATCCCCTCCGGAATATTTAATAATCTTCTGGCATAACTATATGCGCCATCACTATTTAATCCGTTACCAAAGCATGTATACATGTATTCGTAATCCTTTTTTGTTAAATGTTTGCCAATATAAAGTTCGAAACCTGTTTGTAAAAAAACCTGTGTTCTTTCAGGAGACATATTTTCAATACAAGATCTGCTAACCCAATGAATAAATTTAACAACTAAATCTAATTTGTTAGCGCAATCTTTTAGTGAAAAGAAAATATTTGATTCGCTATCGAGGATAAGCTCTTTATTTTCATTGATAAAACTGAATTTAAAGCAATTCATCATTTCGAACACTTCATAAATCAGATTATCTATCTCATCAAATGCTTTTGCTTTTCTCTTAACTTCCGCTATATCCCCAATAAGCTCATATCGTTGCTTCTTGTACTCATCACGTTGTTTTCTCATCTTCTTCAACCTAGCGTCCATTACACCTAGTTGGAACCCTGTTTCATAGTTCATTCTGTTACCTCCAATAAATGTGATGATTCAAATATGTTGCCTTTAACCTCACAGTCATATCTAAGGAAGGATTTTATGTCTATATACTCAAAGTAATCATTTTCGGAGACTGCGCCCTCAAACATAAAATCTTTTAATTGAATACCATTTACAACATCAATAGATATTACTGCTCTATTAATTGTTCCTATTACAGATTCATCGTCTGGCATCTCTAATATTTCATCTTCAAACTCAACTATATCTCCCGCATATATTTCGTTGTTGTTTTTGTCTTTAAGTCCTGTACTTTGCATAAGTTCTACATCTTTAAAATCTCTTGCATGTATTAAAGCTTCTGCTTCCGCGTAGTTTTCATAGTGAACTTCAGTCTCAATGAAGTCGAATCCTACAACATCGTGTATTCTTCCTGTATATTTGTCCCACACTCGATATTTCGGCATCATACTACTACCTCCACTTTTTCGACCTCTATGCTTGCAGTTTTAATTCTCATCATTTTCATCTCCTGTATCAATCAAAAAAAGTACCTGTCTCAACATACTCTTTAACTGTTGTTCATTTAGACTGGCTAACATAGGGCTGTAAAATTCACTATCTTCATCTTTAACAGTTTTAATAAAACAGCCTTCAATCTCAGCTTTTTCTTCTGGCGTTCCATTTTTATACGTCTTAAATACCTCGGTGTGCTTTTCTGGTAATTTCATTTTAGGTGTATTAAACATTATTATCTCCCCTCTTTAATGATTTTATTTCTTTTCGAACAAAGAACCTAATACTTCTTCACTAGGTCTTTCGAATAAGGTCACTTTA